GCAACTATCGCACGTGATACCGTGCAAAGACGTACCCTAAAGAACGGTAAATCATTACAGTTCATCTTCACGGGACGTATGCAAGCTGCTTATCATGAGCCGGGGACTCCTATTCTCGGATCAGGCGATCCACCAGTAGCAGAGAAGACCATCAATTGCGATGATCTCCTCATCTCTAGTGCTTTCGTATATGATTTAGATGAAACACTTGCACACTATTCTCTGAGGTCTGAGATCTCTAAGAAGATTGGTCACGCTCTTGCAGAAGCATATGATAAGAAAGTGTTCAGAACGATTGCTCTAGCAGCACGTGAAGCACATCCTATCACTGCATCTCCCGGACCAGAGCCCGGTGGTACAACCATCGAACTTGGTGTAACCAAGGAGTATAATGCACAAGCATTAGTGGATGCCTTCTTTGAGGCAGCAGCAGTTCTAGATGAAAAGAACCTACCTAAGACAGGACGTACAGCCGTACTAAACCCACGTCAGTACTATGCTCTTGTATCTCAGGTATCTTCTAACATCCTCAACAGAGACTATGGTAACAATCAAGGTAACCTAAACTCTGGTGAAGGTCTTGTAGAAATTGCTGGAATCCAAATCAAGCGTTCTAACAACCTACCTTTCTTAGCTGGTACTGTTAATGGACAGTCCGGTGAGAACAATGATTACTCTGGTGATTTCTCTACTCACTGTGGATTAATCTATCAGCGTGATGCAGCAGGTATTGTTGAAGCCATTGGACCACAAGTCCAAGTAACAGGCGGAGATGTCTCGGTTTTATACCAAGGAGATGTACTCGTCGGAAGGCTCGCAATGGGTGTCGGAACTCTTAACCCTGCAGGTGCTATTGAACTAACCTCTGCTCGCTCATAATTATGTCACTTAATCCCGGAACATCTACAACTATTACTAGAGTTAAAGGGAACGGTGCTTCTTTAAGTGGGATTGGACAGGTTGATAAATCAGTCACCAAGAATCCTCCTACTCCTTTAGAGTATGGAAGGAAGCATTTAAGTCCTGCTAACATAGGAACAGTTTCTTAACTATAAAATATTATGGCAGTACCAACAGCAGTTGGTGAGTACGGATCCTGTCAAGGTACACAAACCCGTATCTCTCCATCTGATACAAGTGGATCAGGCACCCCTTCAGCGGTTGCCTCCACAACTAAAAACTTACGTTTAGCTTATTCTACTGTAGGCGGCTCAGGTGTTCTTGACACTTGCGCTGTAGTTACAGCTCAGTATAACTAACATCAATAAGGGGGGTATCACTACCTCCCTTTTTTTTATTTATAATTCTTAACTATGACTACCACAACCGTTGATATCGATACCGAACTATCCGCAGTCAATGCGATTCTTGGTAGTATTGGTCAGTCTCCTATATCAGGTTTAGACTTTGCAAATCCAGAGATATCATTTATATATAATCTGCTCAAAGAATCAAACCAAGATGTACAAAATGAAGGCTGGACATTTAATTTAGAATACCACATAAAAGAAACTGTTGGAGCTGATAATAAGATCATCATTGAATCTGATGTTATCCGAATAGATAATGAAGATGCATGGGATAGAACCCGTGACTTTGTTAGAAAAAAAGATGCTGATGGTATCTGGAAACTATATGATAGAGTAAATCATACAATGGAATTTCCAGATGATGATTACTTCTATGTAAATAAAGTTAGGTTATTATTGTTTGAAGATATACCTACTGTATTCCAAAGGTATATAATATATAAAGCATCAGGTAGAGCTGCTGTACAGTTAGTATCTAATGCTCAACTACAGCAATCTTTAGCTACATTTGAAGCTCAAGCTAGAGCAGCATGTATGGAATATGAATGTAATCAAGGTGACCATAACTTTATGGGATGGCCTGATGAATCAGCTTACCAATCTTATAAACCTTATACAGCACTGAGACGCTAATGGCAAGTGTGACACAGAAAGTACCTAATTATGTTTTAGGTATATCAACACAACCAGATGAAAAGAAAATTCCCGGACAAGTAACAGACCTAGTAAATGGTGTACCTGATGTTGTTAGGCAATTAATTAAACGCCCCGGAAGTCAACTGGTAAAAGAAATAACCACCACATCAAACCCTTACGGAGATAGTAAAACCTATGCTGTTAGTACAGCAGCAAATGCAAAATGGTTCAGTATTTATACAGCACATGATGAACAATACATCGGACAATGTGCAGCAGATGGTACAGTTGCGATATGGAGATGTAGTGATGGTGCTTCAATACCCGTGGATTATGCAGATGTTCCCGGAACTCTTAAAGCTACTTACTTAGATAATACCGCATTGTCAGATGAGAAGTCTTCTGATATACAGGTACTAACTATTAACGAGACTACCTTCTTTGTTAATAGAAGAAAGGATACTGCTATGTTAACAGGTGCAGGTGATAAGTCACCAGCTCAGTTAAACGAAGCATTTATATCTCTTGACACTATAACTTATGGTAAACAATATGCGTTAGATATATTTGATCCAGACGATAATACTACATTTTCACATAGTAGAGCTACTTCTCTTGTAATTGAATATGACGGATACAGTGGTTCCAGTAATGGTGACTGCTTAGGTATGGGTAGAGAGGTTGTTGATATAAGTTCTGGAAGAGGAATAGGTGCAACTTCACCACCTAGTACTACCGCACTTACAGGAACCTATGTCAGATCTGGTACAACTGTTACATGTACAATAACTAATCATGGTTATGTAGTAGATGAGTCAGTAACTGTTGACTTTACTAGTGGCGGGGCATCAGATGGTACATTTCTAATTACATCAGTTGCAGATGCTAATACCTTTGCTTTTACACATGGTGACTCAGGTACAATAACAACAAGCAATTGTAGTATACCAGTTGGTAGAACAAACCTTAGATATGAAGTAGATACAAGATGTACTCCACAACCTACAGCACCTGTAGATTCTAGTTATAGTTATCACGATACATATCAACCATTTGTAAAATTACAATGTGGTGGAGAAGGTTGGGTAGAGGGAGATAAACATAGATACACATCTCAAAAAGGTGTTACTACTGTTGTAACAGTTAAAAATACTGCTACTATAGAATCGAGAGCTAACATAGCAATGGTTCGTCCACCAGCTACATCTTCTAGTGCAGAAGAACTTGTATCAGCAGGTGGTATCTTAGGAGATTTAAAGGCTGCTTTAGACGCTATACCAAATACAGGTATAACATCTACAATTGCAGGTAATGGTATTCACTTATATAGAGCAACACCTTTTGGTGTAACGACACCTGAGAAAACCTTGATGTCTGTTGCTACAACTGAGGTGAATAATATATCAGATCTACCACGTGTATGCAGGCATGGATATGTTGTCCGTGTTGTTAACAGTGGTGAGGATATGGATGATTATTATCTTCGTTTCCAAGCTGAAGGTATTAGTGCAGATATTTCTAAAGCATCTACATATGCTAGGAGTGGTACCACAGTAACTGTAACAGATACAGATCACGGTCTAAGCAATGGAGATACAGTCTTTATTGACTTTACTAGTGGAGGTGCTGGAGACGGTTATTACACAGTTTCTAACTCATCTAGTAATACTTTTGATTTAGCAAATAATTCATCATCAGGAACTATTGGTGCAGGTGCCTTCTGTACATACACCCCTGCTCGCTTCGGAGAGGGCGTATGGGAAGAGGTAGCAGCACCGGGGATAGATATTAAACTAGATAAGGATACAATGCCTCTGAAGCTCACTAGAGTTAATCCGGGTACATATGCTATTAATGGTGGTGCATCACGTAACTATACAAATGGTTGCTTTAAATTTGGATATCCAGATTGGGGAGAGCGTGATGTAGGAGATGATATTACAAACTCTAAACCTACCTTTATTGGTAATCCTATTCAGAAGATGTTATTCTTTAGAAATAGAATAGCTTTACTTAGTAATGAAAACGTTATCCTATCTAGGGTAAACGATTACTACAGCTTCTGGGTTAAAACAGCTATGGCTATATCTAACGCTGATCCTATTGATTTACAATCTAGTTCTAAATTCCCAACTAGATTATTTGATGCAGTTGAATCAGCAGGCGGTTTAGTTATCTTTAGTGCTAGTGAACAGTTCTTATTAAACTCTGGGGCTGAAGCTTTACTTACTCCTGAGACAGCTAAGATTAGTTACTTATCTTCTTATGCATTTAATGCAGATACTTCACCTATATCTTTAGGTACAACTATAGGTTTCTTAAATGCTACTGCACGACAATCTCGTTTCTATGAAATAGCTAATGTAGGTGCTAAAGAAGAACCTGATGTACAAGAACAAACTAAAATTGTTGGAGAGTTATTCCCTCAAAACGTGTCTTTAATATCAGGATCTACGGAAAATGATATACTTTTATTTGGTGTAGATAGTACATTACATACTGCTACAAATGAAGTGTGGGGTTATAAATGGTTTGAATCAGGTGGTAAACGTGCTCAGTCAGCATGGTTTAGATGGACTATGCCTAATAAGGTTATATACCATACCATATTGGATGATGTATATTATGCTGTATTGAGTGAAGGGACTAACAATAAATTTACACTAGAAAAATTTGACCTGAAATTAACTTCAGACACACCTATGATAGGTACAGCACCTGATGAAAATAGGGTACATTTAGACACTAAGAAGACAATTGCATCAGGCGATATGACTTATGTTAGTGCAAGTGATACTACTACATTTACATTAGGTTCAGGTTATTATAGTTCTCAAAATTTAACAGTATATTGTACAACAGATAGTGATGCTGCAGGTAAGAGTTATGATGTACCAGCTGCTAAGATAACTGGTACTGCTCCTAA